ATGACTACGTATGCCACCGGCAACCCGCTTGGCTCCAAAGACCCGCGCGACTTGTACGACAACTCCGAAAACTTAGACGCAGCGATGAACGACCGGGTGAATACCACGTGGAATGATCGTTTCGGCGTCTCCAGAAAAACCTGGTTTGGAGTCGAACAGCAGGTCAACGACTTCCTCGCCAACTCCGGCTTCGAGCTGCCGCCGCTGGTGTACGTCGATGGCTCAACGCTGACCGTAGATCGCCCGACCCAACTCATCGAGCGCGACGGGAATCTCTACAGCGTGAAACTGCCGGCGTCGTTCCCCGTTCAGCTTACCGGGAACTGGGCGACCGACCAGGAGCTTCTGGTTGCCCAGGTAGATCGGTCGCTGCGCCAGTCGCTGGCGGAGCATGACGGGGGTGATCTAGTCGGATGGGCCAGAACCAGGCTGGCCGGTAAGACAGAAACTGCCCGTACCGCGCTCGATGCCGCGCCGTTCGGAATTTTCGAATTTGCAGAGTACGTCACCGACAAGCCATCACCGGGCGATCCGGCGACGTGGGACTGGGCGCCAGCGATTGCCGCCGCAATTACCAAACTTGTCAGCAACGGAGGCGGCGTCCTCGTATTCCCCGCCGGCTACACTTTCCCATGCCGAACCAAAGTCGGCGCTTTCGTGAATGTCTCGGCAGTCACGATAGTCGGATACGGCGCGACGATTGTGAACTATACCGGCCCACTGCCGATGATGATCTTCGGAGACGGAACGACGGATATACCCGGCGCAAACGGTCGCTATACCAGTTTCGCAACTACTGTGCGAAATGTTCGGGTTCTTGGCCTGAGTTTCCGCTCCGGCAATCCGTTTGGCTCGGGATCACAAGGCGCGGGGCGCTGGGCGGACGCAACACCATTGCAGTTCCATACCTCGCGGGATGTCGTTATTCGCGACTGCTCGTTCACCGATCTCGATTTTAGTGCAATTGACTTCGGGGCTGCTTCGCGAGATTGCCTTGTTGACAGATGCCGGTTCTATTCTTCGCAGACAGAAGCAGGGCACGCGAATTACGGCGTCCGCATCTTCTGTTACTCGACGAGTGTGAACGTTGATTTGTCGCCAACAGATCCGAATACAGGGCTTCTGAAGGCCGGTTACACGCTCCCGCCAGGAACAGGGAACTTCGGCCATGAGAACATCAGCGTTACAAACTGCTACTTCGAGAACATCAGTCACGGAGTTATGGTTTTCGCGGGACGACGAGGTGTAGTGTCGAATAACACATTTGTTAACCTATCAACGCGGTCTATCTCTCTGACCACCTACACCACGGATTACTTATGTCACGGCAACGTTCACAGCCTCAACACGGCCGAGCAGGTATCCTCGGGTGTATCTGTATTCTACAACTTTGGGCAGCAGACATTCCGCAACTCCGTCAAGGGTGACAAGTTCCTTGTCTTCGGCTCAATGAACAACGCTACTGGATTCTCTCCGGTAAAAGGACTACTCGCAGCAAGAGAGGTAATTATTGAAGATTGCGAGTTTAATTTGGAGGCTTTTAATGGCGGGAATGGTCAGTTTTGCGTGGTATTTACCGGAAATTCAGACGCGAGGATTAGTGGGTGCAGATTCAAATCTGCTCTTAGACAATCTATATATTTTGCGCCAACCGATACAATATCAGCTCCTGCTTTCCAGCAACCGAACATAGAGATCTCAAGAAACACATTTTCGTCATCGGTTGATGGGGCAATTCAGCTTGGGAATACAACCAATAATGCCGGCAACTACATAATCAAGGATAATATTATCGAAGGAGGGGGAACCCGATTTGTTGTGAACACAGCCAACACAGCAACATCTGTTCCCAAGCTTTTCCTTGAAGGTAACCGTTTTGTAAATAGCCCAGTCCGCTACATAGATAATACGACTGCCAACAAAGCGGTTATCCGGAGCACTGATGTTCTTGAACTTGTAACACGGCTTTCAACTACAGGAACTGTTGCCAACCCTAGCACTACCTCAGTCACGTTTGATTTCAGCGGCTACACGATCCCTGCATGCTTCTCTAACGGGACTAAGCAATATCAGTTTTCGGCTTACGGAGGCAGGGAGAACGCTCAGGCTAGTACCGATTTCATTTTCAGGATTACTGCGGAAACCGCGACGTCGGTGACGGGAGAAATTGTCCGCAATGCCGGCACAAGCACACAGACCGGTTACGTTTCCTTGCGAGTACTGTTCACTCCTTTCAATACTTAAATAGAAAGGGCCTGGCGCCAGGCCCTTTCGTTCATCCTTTTATGATCGAGTCAAGCAGCTTGGCTATTTGTCTTGCTGCTATTTCTGACCCATCTAGGGAGAGATGGGTGTTGTCCGAATATATAAGCTTACCTTCTATGGTAGGTCCACAGAAACCTTCTTTGCATAATGAGACTGAGGGGTCCAAAAAGAACGTGTTCGGCATCCCAGAAACGACTTTCTTGAGCGCCTCGTTTGTTTTGAACGCCTCAGCCTGGCTGACCTTGTATCGCATCGAGTCTATGCATGGCTGATGGATGAAATTAGGCCTAAGCAGGCATTCGGAAATTGACTTGATCGAGGATAGGAAGGGTTGGCTGCCGATGATTATGAGCGGGCGATCACCAACATCCTTGCGTAGCGTCTGCAAATTTTCAGCCAGAAATTCAGCGAATTTATCGTCGTCTTGCAAGTTTATTAGCTCCCCCGATGCTCTTGCAGTTTTGTCGCGATAGCCAGTCCAGTGAAGCGCGAATAACAGGGGCTTCCTGTCATTCGCCATCAGGCGCATTGATCTCGCGTAGCGATCCAGGCAGTCTGGTCTTGGCCGATTATCTTGTAGCCTGGTGTAGGTGCTGGAAATGAAGCATCCATTGCTGCTCAATGTCTGAAGGGCAATCCCGCTCAACGCCAGGGCTTTGTCCAACCCAGACGCATACTGGAGAGAAAAACTATCCCCAAGCAGGTATGCATCAACTCCTTCTTTCTTTCCGATAACCCCATCCGATTTGAACCCGTACCCGCCATAATTCTTTGTTCTGAAATCAGCGGGATTGCTCACAGCTTCCGCATATTCTGCATTGATGCGCTGGCTATACCCGCCGCTGGCAACGATGGACCAAGAGACTGCGAACACGGCAGCCGTCATCGCCACGGATGCTGTATAGCGGGCTGCGTTACTCTTAACTTTGCCAGGCATGAGTCGACGTTCAATCAGCGCGTACATGGCCCAGCCGGCAGCAATTGATGCGATAAGCAGTCCAATGCTTTCCGCTAACGTTATTTCTCTGAATACAAAGTATTTATAAAATACCAAGATTGGCCAGTGAACAAGATACAGCGAGTAGGAAATCACGCCTATCCACACCATTGGACCTGTGCGCAATACCCCTCCGAGCGTCGAGCGCCCGGCATAAATGCAGAGGGTAGCACCGATGCAAGGGGGCAAGGCTGCTAAGCCTGGAAATGGCGATGCAGAGTCAAGCATAAAGGCAGATGCAGCAATAAGCGCTATGCCGAGGGCAAGTAGCAGCGACTCTAGTTTTTCTCCAACCCTGGCCCTTGTGGCATAGACCATTAATGCACCGGACGCCAGCTCAAATACCCGGAACGGCATCAGGAAGTAGGATGCAGTCGCGTCCACTGTCAGCATGTATTGGGATGCAGCCAGGGAAGTGATGGCAATGACGGCCAAGAGAAAAGCCAGGAATCGTTCTGAAACCTTGAGCGATGCCCATACAACGAAAGGCCATACCAGGTAGAACTGCCATTCGGCTGCTAGTGACCAAGTATGAAGTAGAGGTTGTGTATGTGCTGATGCGTCGAAGTACCCAGAATTAAGCCAGAAGAAGACGTTTGAAGAGGCGAATACTGCGTATTGGGCAGAAGAAGCCAGCGACGAGAGCGATGCGGGGTCCATTATAATATAACCAGCGCCCATACATATGGTGGCGGTGGTTATCAGCGCGGGATGCAGCCGAATCAGACGTCGAGCATAGAACTCGACAAACGAGAACTTTCCAGATGAGCAGCCAACTTTGATTACCTCTGTAATCAGGTATCCGGATATGACGAAGAAGACATCAACTCCAATGAATCCGCCTGGCACGCCGAGATTAAAATGGAAGAGCAAAACGAGAATTACAGCTATCGCCCGCAACCCGTCAATGTCGGGCCGGTAAACCAATTTCGTACCGTGCATCTTTAAGAATTCCCTTCCATTAGGGTCGCGCATTAAGCCGCGAATGATACCGTAGTTTGGAGAAATGAGAATGCCAATCACCGAGCAGCAGTTGCTGCATATCCTCCCGAACGCCGGCCCTCGAGCCGGCGTTTTTGTTGGTGCGCGTCACGCAGTACCTCGCCGATCCCTGCGGAGGTAAGACTCCCTTTCCCGCCGAGCGGCGAGCCGCCCGCAGGTCCTTACCGCAATATCGACCGGTATTCCGGCTTTGATGCGCTGGTGGGCGGTAGAGACGTTGACTCCGAAGTGAGCACAGGCCTGGGCAATACTGGCGAACTGAGTGCCGTCGATCTCGACTCCGGCCAGGCGTCGCTGGTTCTCGGACGCTTGCTGATGGATCGTGGCCCATCGGCAGTTTTCAGGACAGTAGTCACCGTCTGGGTCGATTCGATCGATGCTGTACCTCCCAGCAGGCCGAGGACCCATGTCTTTGAGGAAAGCCTCGAACGACTCTTTCCAACGTTCGCAGACCTTGATACCGCGACCGCCCCAGTTAGGGAAGTCCTTGTACTTCTCGTCGTAGCACCTGCGTTTCATGCCTAGCCAGGTTCTGTACTCCGGGGTTTTCAACCCTCGACGGCTGTGTCCGTGCGCGGTGACTTTGGCTGCACGCTTCCTGACGAATTCCCTATTTGAGCCAAGTGCTGAAGCCCATTCGCTGGCGAGGCATCCGCACGAACGTGTCGAGCCGCTTCGCAGGTTCGACGACTTCACTTTGACCTCGGCTCCGCACTCACACCGGCAGAGCCAGACAGATCCTCCATTTTTCCCGGGAGAGTCGTAGGCGACCACCAAAAGACGCCCATAGCGAAGCCCGGAGATATCGATCCGTTTCATTTCATTCACCTATTGAGAGAGGGACCGCCGATGGCAGTCGTTTCCGAGAAAACCGCTGGAGGGAGGAACGTTCTTGCGTTCCTGGACATGCTTGCGTGGTCTGAGGGGACCAGCACGATCAGAGGTAGCGACAACGGCTACAACGTTGTTGTCGGTGGAGGGCTGTTCAATGGGTACGCTGATCACCCGCGCCTGAAGGTCTATCTGCCTCGGTACAAGGTTTATTCAACTGCGGCAGGCAGGTATCAGCTTCTTTCGAGGTACTGGGATGCCTACCGCGAAAGCCTGGCGCTGAAAGGCGGCTTCACCCCGGCTAACCAGGATCTGGTGGCGTTGCAGCAGATTAAGGAGCGCCGCGCGCTGGCAGATATACAGGCCGGTCGCTTGGCGGATGCCGTGCAGAAGTGCTCCAACATTTGGGCCAGCCTGCCGGGGGCTGGTTACGGCCAGCGCGAGCATTCTCTCGATGACCTGACAGCGCACTATCTTGCAGCGGGCGGGGTGCTGTCGTGATCTCGGCCCGTGTTGTCTCGATCGCGCTGGCCTGCCTGGTGCTGGTCGGTCTTGGCGCCGCTGGCGGTGTCTGGATCGGTGCGCGGCACTACCGGCCGCAGTTGGATGCCGCGAGCGCGGATCTGGCTGCCTGCCGTGCCTCCCGGGGAGAGTTGGAATCCGCAGTGGCAGAGCAGGTCCGGCAGGTTGCCGCGCTGCGCATGGCCGACGAGCAGCGCGCCCGGGATGCCGCGCAGGCTGTGGAGCGGGGGCGGCAGCAGGCCGCGGAGCAGTATGCCGGAGCCCAACGCCTGCTGAGTCAGCGAACCGCCGGTGAGCAGTGTGCGGCCGCCGAGGCGGTCATCGATCAGGAGCTGGGTCTATGAGGGTGGCGCTGATGCTGATGATTGTCGCGCTGGTGGGATGCGCCGGCCGGCAGGAAGCCGAGCCGCGCACGGTGCGCGTAGAAGTTCCGGTGGCGGTGCCGTGCCGAGCGCCCGCGGTCGAGGTGCCGGCCTGGGCAGCGGCTGGGCTGAAGAAGAGCGACGACCTACAGACCAAGGTCCGCGCGCTGCTGGCAGAGCGTCGGCAGCGGATCGGTTACGAGGCGCAGCTACTGGCTGCGAACCAGGCCTGTCAGGATTAGGAGTAGACTACGGCCTTTTCCTACGGAGCAGGGCGATGCTGGTGATTCGATTCAAGGGCTGGTCGGTGAAACTCGACCACCAGGTGGGTGGAGCAGGGAAGTTCGGCATCTGGTCATTCCACGGCTCGGAGAGCAGCTACGTCCAAGACATGCAGACGATTCTCCGGCATGCAGCGATCCGGCCGGCGGAGCCGAAAGAAGGCGGGGAGGTCGAGGTATTCATCTGTGATTCGCGCATGCCGCAGGATGAATGGCGGGCGGTAGGGACCGGCGTTGCGGCCTATGAGTCGGACCGCTGAATATTGACCGTGACGGAAACGTGAAGCACGGAAATGGAAAACGTGAAAAGGAATTTCACGATTGGCACAGTTTAAGTGATTGCGGTCGGCGTAAACTGTTGTAATATAAGAGCTTCTGAGGTGCGAGACAGGATTTAGGTTCCAGCGCCGCAAGGCGTGAGAGTTCGAGTCTCTCCGTCCGCACCACCTTCAGGCTCGGCTTGTCCGGCCGCTGCGGTTGAAGCCGGAACGTCCGGCACGATTCACGATATGGTGGGCGTAGCTCAGTTGGTAGAGCACAGGATTGTGGCTCCTGGTGTCGTGGGTTCGATTCCCATCGTCCACCCCATATTTCGAAGCGCCAGGCCTTGTGCCTGGCGTTTTCGTTTGCGCTTCACGATCTCTTCTCCGCTTGCCTTTCCGGTACCCAATCCGCCCTCATGGGCGCGACGGCAGGTTGAACTTGTTCCGGGTCCGGCGCTCTTAAGCGAGCCTGTCGTTCCTGGCGGGTCCGTATATGCAGTCTGGGTGAAGCGACATGTCGATGAAATGGACCGAGCAGCGCTTGCGCAAGGCTCTCAAGCAGATGGCGAACAATCATGAATCGGCTGCGGTCGAGGTCATGCGCGCCGTCGAGCGGGCGAACGATCCGAAGCTGGCGCAGCGCCTGCTCGAGGTGATCGAGCAGATGCACCAGGATGCCGATGCGCTGCGCTCCATCGACGACGAAATCGCCAGCGGCGTGATCCGTTGCCAATGAGGCCGTAGACGCTCCGCAGTTCAGGACTTCCCGGCTGAAACCGGCGCATCCGGCCGGTTCGCCAGTTTCGGGCGCAAGGTCGCGCCCTGGGCTGTGTTCCGGCGAACGGTATAAGGTTGGCGGCCGCGGAAGGCGAAGGCGGTGAACAT